GCTCCCGAGAGGGAGCGCACGACGCAGCGCAACTACACCCACGTTGGTAACAACGTGCATATAATCAATTCCAGAGGAGTTCTCTTGCTCGGAAAGCAAACGACTAAAAGACGTGAGTTCAATACCCAAAAAGGTAAGAGCTCTAACTCTCTGTACTCAAGCACCACTGGTGTTTGGTCACCGAGAGTGTCTCATGTCGCGAGCTACCCGGGGACACAGGTTACTGTGTCGGAAGGGCACTCATGGCCTCCCCCTCGAGGGGCGGCCATGTCGGATAGGGGTGGAGATTTCTTCACACAAAAGTCGTATGTCGGCCCATTGTTTGAGCACGACATCGACGTGAAGGACATCTATGCCCCGCCGCAGTACCAGATCTTTCGCCATAAAGGCATAGCTCTGGCTGCGAATCCAAGCGTAGGCGGTGTGGTACAGTTTCCCCCTGCATCAAACACCAGCGATGCTGGTCTAGATGCTTTAGGGGCTACTGCTATCGCCCGCTGCGCGCCCACTAATTCAGTGGCAGATGTGGCGACCTTCCTAGGTGAGTTGTATAAAGACAAAATACCTCACCTGGTTGGTTCGTCGACTTGGAGGGATAGGACGTCAAGGGCACGAGGTGCCGCTGACGATTACCTAAATCTCCAATTCGGCTGGGCCCCCCTGGTTAGCGATGTCAAAGACTTCGCTAACGCTGTAAATCAAGCCGATGCTGTAATGAAACAGTATCGGCGAGATTCAGGAAGGGTCGTACGCCGCACCTATCACTTCCCAAGAGAGGAGACAGTATCTACAGTCCAGACATCCGGCGGATTCTTCCCTTACGGGTTGACCGACGGAGAGGTCATGGCTACAGGTGCTGCCTCCGGGCCCCAGTATCGCGAACGCAGAATAGTTCGCAATCAGTGGTTTAGTGGTGCATTTACGTACTATATACCCCCGGATAAAGACGGTCCGGACGGTTTAGGACATTATGCATCACTCGCCGATAAGTTGTTCGGCATATCACTGAATCCAGATGTTCTCTGGGAACTGGCGCCCTGGAGCTGGGCCGTTGATTGGTTTTCCAATACGGGAGATGTAATACATAATCTCTCCTCTTTTGGAAAGAACGGCTTGGTATTGCGTTATGGGTATATAATGGAGACCGTAGTGGTCACCGATACCTATACTCTTCCTACCGTCCGATTTAAGGACGGACAGAAGATCGCCCCACTCAAACTGGTCACTGTGACCAAAAAGAGAAGGCGAGCAAACCCCTTTGGGTTTGGAGTCAGTTGGGATGCAATGTCTACATTCCAACTCTCCATTTTGGCTGCTCTGGGGATTTCCCGGAGCTAGCTGGTCGCGTTGCGCGACCGTCAACCACTACGCCCGAAACATTTGGGCGAAAGGAGCAATGCCTTATGGCATTCGCCGATCCGCAGACAGTCACCATTAGTGCTGTGACTACGCCTCTCCCTCGCACTGCGAGTGAGAAGAATAAGTCACAATACACGAGTGCTGACGGTCTGATCGACATGGCAGCGTCGTCCGCCTATGGCGGACGGACACGCCGTGTCCTCCGGCTCGACCATTCGAAGATCACCCCGGATCCGTTTATCCCGGCGCAGAACACCAAAGTATCGATGAGTAACTACATCGTCTTTGACCTTCCGCCCGTTGGATACTCGAACGCCGAGGCGTTGGCTGTGTACACGGGTTTTAAGACCCAGTTCACAGCTTCTTCGGACCTGCTCATCACCAAATTGCTTGGTGGTGAGAGCTGATCTAACCCACGTTTGTCACGTGGGACGGTCTCAGGAGGGTTACCCATGATGAAGGATTATCTACCCTTCTTCATGTTGGTAACTCTGCGACCCGCCATCTGGCTATGGATTAGACACCTCTATTTAAGGAGGGCTAATGAAAAGCCTGATGTTGCTCTGGAAAAGGGTAGCGAATGAATCCGCTACCTGGTGTTGCACTAGCGCCACCACTGACTGCAAAACAGTCAGTCGTCGCGTCGAACACGAGGGGATATCGTTTTTAACGATAACCCTAGCATCCTTTGGCAAAGACTTCGAAAAAAGTCTCGGCCTCGGGTATGTTGCTCACGACATGTTTGCTGGTTTCAGCAGACATGGAGGTCTCCCCCGATTTCTCGGAGGTTTCCTTGAGCGTGTGTTCGATCGCAACAGTGGTGTGTTGATCGATGATCCATGCGTGGACTCAATTCGAGCTATTCGTCAATTAACTCTGATGAATAGCAAGATAGCGCTTCCCTGTAGTGATACAAGGGAGCGTGCCGCTATGCGTGGATACATCGACTGTGAGCAGGAGGTCCGGTTCTCTGATGCTACTCGGAGTGAGCTTAACCAAGCTGACTTCGAACGCATTGGAGCACTGTTGTTTAGGAACGCGTTCATCGAGATGGATCGAGAGATCTATCGCGGTGATACACTAATTCCTAGGCATGGTCCGGGTGCGACGGCGGATAAGCTTCGCGGAAACGCGAAGTACCGTCAGACCACTTGGACCAGACGTCTCGAAGAAGTATTCGCGTCAAGCGAATATCTTCTTGCAAACCATCGTTACTACGATGAGTTGCAGGACGTCGACCTCCTCGAACCTAGGGATGAGATACCCGTTAAGGTTATCTCTGTCCCTAAGACGCTAAAGACCCCTAGGATAATTGGTGTTGAGCCGACTGCTATGCAATACGCACAGCAGTCTCTCTTGCCTCTTATCCTGCATCACTTGTCCAAGGATACTAACTTGGACAAAATGCTCGGTTTCCTGGACCAAACGCCTAATCAGCGTATGGCTCGGGAAGGTTCGCTGAAAGGCGAACTAGCGACGCTCGATTTGAGCGAAGCTTCCGATCGGGTCTCTAATCAGCTCGTACGGTCCCTGTTCCGACATCACAAGTGGTTGAGTACTTGTGTTGACGCATGCAGGTCCCGGAAGGCTGATGTACCTGGACAAGGTGTTGTTCGCCTTGCCAAGTTCGCATCTATGGGTTCAGCACTCTGTTTCCCGGTTGAGGCTATGGTATTTCTTACCATAATCTTCGTTGGGATCGAGAGATCGCTCAACACATCCCTGGATCGACATACAATGAAGAAGTATGTCGATCAGGTGCGTGTCTATGGGGACGACATTATTATCCCCGTAGACTGTGCTACATCCGTCGTAGAGGCGCTTGAGGCTTTTGGGTCTCAAGTTAACCTCGGCAAGTCTTTCTGGACCGGAAGGTTCAGAGAGTCTTGCGGCCGTGAGTACTATGCTGGCCATGACGTTAGTATTGTCAAGGTCAGGCAAGTACCCCCGGAACGACGGAGGGACGCAACGGAAGTCATCTCAATGGTGAGCCTTCGTAACCAGCTTTACTTTGCTGGTTACTGGCAAACCGTGAGATGGCTTGACGAGGAAATCCGTAGGAAGATTGGTTTCTTCCCTACGGTGCTTCCTACGTCTCCCGTGCTAGGCCGCCACAGTTTTCTTGGGTATGAATCCGAGAAAATTGGGCAGCGGCTCCACAACCCTTTGGTAAAGGGTTACAGAGTCGTTGCACGTCCGCCCAAAGATCCTTTGGACGGGCATGGTGCCTTGCTCAAGTTCTTCCTCAAGCGCGGCGGATTGCCATCCGTCGACGAGGGACACTTGGAGCGTTCTGGACGCCCCCATGCCGTCGACATCAAGCTGGGGTGGGCCTCTGCGGTTTAACCGCGGGGGATGGACCGAAAGGTCCTCAGGGAGAACCAAGCCTGTTGAGCGGCATTATTGCTCAACGGATTGCTCTCTCTACGCCCTCTCTCTGCATTACTAGAGAGGGGACGTTTTTGGTTAGAT